AAAGGATTGGGTTACTTTGTGGGCTAAGACTGACCAGAAGTCAGGTACTAAAAAGGAACCTGATGCTGATGGTTTGTATTCTAAGTGGGACGGTCCTGCCCTGTATCGTCGTCGTGGTGAAGTAACTCCGACTACATGGGCTTTGGTTTACCAGCAACAAGATGTTCAGGAAGATTCTATTTTCCGTCCTGTTCTTGTGCAGGGTTCTGTTAATGGTGCACGTAAGGCTGGTCCTTTAAGGTTTGGTGCTGTTGGGCATCCACCTAAATCTGATTTTTATACCATCATGGGTATTGACCCAGCAATGTCTGGTAAGACTGCTGCTGTGATGATGGCTTTTGATAGAAGAACACAAGTGCGTCACATACTTGATGTTTACAATATGGAAGACCCTAACCCTCAAAAGATTCGTGCTTTGATGGAAGATTGGGTTAACAAGTATTCTCCTAATGAGTTACGTGTTGAAATTAACGCACATCAGAAAGCGTATGCTTTGGATGAAGAGTTAAACCAGTGGCTTGCTTCTAGAGGTATCCAGTTCCGTTCCCACTTTACTGGTAAAAATAAATGGGATATTGATTTTGGTGTGGCTTCTATGGCTGCACTTTTTGGCACTGAACGTGATGGCAAGTATCAGGATGATGCTTTAATTGAACTTCCTTCTTCTGAAGGAAATGAGCATGTTAAGTCTTTAATTAATCAACTTATTACATGGGCACCTGGTGTTAAGAAAACACAGGCTACTGACTGTGTGATGGCTTTATGGTTTTGTGAGATTAGAGTTAAAGAATTAATTCAGCAAATGGGGTTTGCACAATCTCATAACTACAACAAATATGCAACTAGGGCTGGTATCCGCCAGCGTGGTGTTGTTAACTTAGATGAACTAGCAGCAGCAACATACGCTGACTTATACCAATAGGAGTTTGAATGGCACTTGAAGTGCGACAAATCGCTGACAAGGTTGAGGCTTTAAAACGTCGCAACGCTGAGCGTGACACACGTATGGCAAATGTTTTGTCTGTAAGACGTGGACAAATATCTAACGTGTACCCTGACTTTTTCCCTGAAGGCATGACCCAACCAATGATTGCTAACTTCATTGATGTTGCGGCAAGAGACTTAGCAGAAGTGCTTGCACCTTTACCAAGTTTCAATTGCACAACCTTCAATGTAACTTCTGACCGTGCTAAAGCACAGGCAGAGAAGCGAAGCATGATTGTGAACTACTATGCTCACTCTTCACGCTTACAAACGCAAATGTATACTGGGGCTGATTGGTACCTCACATATGGTTTTTTACCAATAGTTGTTGAAATAGATGTTGAAAGTAATCAGCCTCGTATACGTTTAGATAATCCTCTTGGTGCATACCCAGAGTTTGACCGCTTTGGTCGTTTAAGTTCTTACACTCGTAGATATTATAAAACTCTTGCAGAGTTAATTGTTGAATTTCCAGAATACGAATCACAACTTATTGGACCTGGTGGTAGAGACAATGTTGATTTATATGCCATGGTTGAAATGGTTAAGTATGAGGATGCTGAACAAATCCTTTTGTTTGTTCCACAAAAAAGTAATCTTGTTTTAAAACGTACACCTAATCCAATTGGTGAGATGATGGTACGTGTTGCACGTCGCCCAAGCATTGATGATGACATGCGTGGACAATTTGATGACGTGGTGTGGGTTCAACTCGCACGTGCACGTTTCTCCTTGCTTGCACTTGAAGCAGCAGAGAAATCCGTTCAGGCTCCGTTGGCATTGCCTAATGATGTTCAAGAATTAGCATTCGGACCAGATGCTGTGTTGAGAAGTCAAAACCCTCAGCAAATCCGAAGAGTCGGTTTAGAGTTACCGAATGCAGCATTTACTGAACAAGCAGTGTTGCAACAGGAAATGCGTCTGGGTGCCCGATATCCAGAAGGTAGAACTGGCAACATTGATGCCAGCATTATCACTGGTCAAGTCAAAAGATATTAAAGGTGACTACACTGTTGAAGTTCGTTATGGACTGATGGCAGGTCTTGACCCATCACGTGCACTTATCTTCTCACTACAAGCAATGGGTGGGGATTTAGTATCACGCGAATTTGTTATGAGTGAACTACCTTGGGCATTGAATGTTTCTAAAGAACAAGAACGCATTGATGTTCAACGTATGAGAGATAACTTAAACAAAGCAATTGAATCAAGTGCAGCAGCATTACCTGAGATGATTGCAACTGGACAAAGTCCTGCAAAACTTATTTTACAATTATCTGAAATAATAACTGCAAGACAAAATGGAACTTCAATTGAAGAGGCAGCAAAGAAAGTATTTGCTGAACCTGAACCTACTCCAGTTGAGGGGTTACCACAGCAGGTTGTAGCACAACCGTCCCCTACGAGTGCTCCCGCTCCCTCAACTGGAGCCACTCCACCACAAGCACCAAACATAGCACAAATACTAGGACAGATAGCGGGATAAAATGACAAAACGTACACAACCTGATTACGTTAAAAGATTTCAGGATGCGTTAAACGATTTTGTTCAAGACCTGCATCCGATGGGTGGGATGTTAACAGGTGCAATAACCATTGTTGAAATGATTGATTCCAATGGTAAATACTTTTTACACGTACTAGATGACAACAAATCTCCTAACTGGAAATTACAGGGAATGATTACAGAAGCAGGACGTTTGTTAGATGAAAAATTTAACACATTTGATGAAGATGAGGATTAATGGCAGAGCAAGTATCAGGACCAGGTAAGTACGCACAACGTACTGACATGAATACTTCCAAACAACCAGTGCGTTATATTGCTAATGGTAATTATGGTGAAGGTCAAGAACTTTTAGGTCTTCAACAAAGTGCAAATATGGCAGGTAAACCATCTGTTGCAGCAGCACCTACTGCTGCTGATGTTCAAAGAGCAATGATGAACAAAGTTACTCCTTTAACAGCCATGACTGAACGACCAATGGAACCATCAACACAAGGTTCAAGAGTTGGTCCAGGTACAGATTTTAGTTCATTAGATTTACCAATGAAAGAAACTCCAACAATTGAACAAGTATTAGCAGAAGTTATGAAGTTCGACCCATCAGGTGAAACAGCAGCAGCATACAACACAATTATCGGAGCATAATGGACCAGATTGTATGGAGAACAGCACCTAATCTGGCAACTGCTGCCTATAAAGCAAACTTAAGTAAATCTGCTACAAATAGCATTGAGTCATACACTTACTTGTTTGATAAACATCGTGAACTATTAAACATGGATGACAAAAGTGACGCTAAGTTAACCTATGATGCTTTAGACCCAGAAGTTAAAACAGCATTAGAAAGTTTATTTGGTAAATCAGATTACAATAATCAACCAAGTAACTGGAGTTTAGCAAGTGCTGCAATAAAATTTATTAAATCACCTGTCACTGGTGTTTTTAAAGCAGCCAAAACATACAGTGATGTTATTAATACACCAGGACGTACAGCACAATTAGCAGCACAAGGTCCTGATTTGAGTAATAAGATTTGGCAAGACGGTTGGGATGGTGCCAACATGTTTGACCAAAAGCAAATAGAAACACTTGACGCAACTTACGGTGCAACAGTTGGTGCTGTTGCAAGAGGACTAGCCCAAGGTAAAACACCTGGCGAAATAATTGCTAATCAAGGTTTAAACAGTGAAGAATTAAGAAACGTTGTTGATTTAGTTTTTAATAAACCAGAAACTTTCGAACCAATACTTGACCAATACAAAAGAGCACAACTAAGCCCAGGTCGTACCACAGCAAGAAACATTTTGGGTAACAGACAAACAGATAATCCGTTTTACAAACTTGCATTCAATACATTATCTGGAATAATAGATTTACAATATCAAATAGCAATTGACCCATTAACATATACTACTTTTGGTATTGGAACAGCAGCACGTTTAGGTTTAACTAAAGCAGGTAAACTAGCAGAACTAGCCAAACAAGGTGCAACTGGTATTGATATTGCTTTTGAAAAATTTCCTGAAGTAGTTCAAGCATGGGACAATCTTGGACCACAAGTTAAAAGATACACTGAAGCAAAAGGTGACGCTGTTGCTCAGAAAAATATTAAAGATGAAATTTTAAAAATAACTCAAGGTACTCAATTTGATACCGATGAGGCAATTGAGTTATTAGCAGCAAATAAAGTATTTGATGCTGCTTCTGCAAAACAATACTTTAGTCAAATGAGTGACTTTGCTTTATTCTTTGGTGGTAGAACACATTCAACTCAAAGATTCGTAGGTAATCATGTTCTACATGCAAGTAAAACTCGTGCAGTAAAAAGAAACATAACTCAAAATATTGCAAACTTTTGGCAAGCGGTTACAAAAACTGCTTTAACCCCAGCAGAACAAAAACTATTCAGTGAAGATTTCCTTAAAACTACTTTACAAATGGGTGAAGAATCAGCCCTTGGTTCAACAAAGAACTTAGAAGCATTCGCTAACGCACCATCTATACAAATGGCTAGAGAAAGCCTTAAAGGTATAAATGGTTTAATGAACAAATTACGTATTCATCCTGGTAATAGAACAATAAACATTGTTAATAACCTAGTTGAAGAAACCGAAACAGGTGCAAAAGCACTCACTGCTGGTGTAAATAACACACTTGATGTGGTTGAAAGTACTGCAGGTTTAGTAATGAGTAAACCTTTAGCACAATTATACACTCAAATGTTCAAAAATCTTGAAACACCTGGAGATAGAGTTCTAGCATTACGTGGACTTTACACATACATCATGCATCGCATGGGTGTAAGTGCTATGCCAGGTGGTGAAGAGTTCATGAAAAGGATTCTTGATGAACAATTCGGTAACGCACCAGGGTTTTTATCACAAGTTGAAAGTTTTATAGGTAAAGAGTTTGTTGATGCAGGTGTTGTTAGTGCTAAACAAAGAATGTTATCTGGTGGACCAGAGTCTTTAATAGAAAACGTACCTGTTCGTCAAGTAACTTCAGGTGCTATACACGCTTATAACGAAACACCATTAAATGTTCTTTATGCTGTATGCACCAAAGGAAGCATTGTATAACTATTTAACAGGTGTTGGTCGTTTCGGTGCAACTGCAGCAGGTGTAATGCTTGGTGGACCAGTAAAATCCATATCTTGGTTAAGAAACAAACTTAGAAACTACACAGGTGCAATAACTGATGAGGTTAGAGCACAAATAGTTGCACGTGATTTATCTCAAGAAGAAAAAATAGGATACTTGGCTGACGAAGCAATTCGTGCAGTTGACGAAAGAACTAAAGTTAAAGTAGTAACATCTCAACAAAGAGATGATATGCATGATTTGATGGTAAATGTTCCTCATGCTCTTGAATCAGTTACTTCAACTGTTGCTGTTAACTCTGGTTTAGGTGGCAGATTTGAAATGCCACGTATTGAAATTGCACCATTAGATAGTTTAACTACACAAGTTGAACAACTTGGCGGAACAATTAGTAACATATTTAAACCTGTTGCTGAGAATGCTGACCGTCGTCAACGTGCAATAAGCCAGTGGTGGGAAACCAAAAAACGTTTTGGTATGAATGATTTCAGACTTGGTAACCCAAAGTCACCAAGATTTACAGTTTATTGGAGACCAGCCCAAACATTCTTTAACCATAATGGTTTACAAACCCCTAAAGATATTCAAGATGCTGTAGATAGTTCAATGTTAAACATTGGATTCTGGAAAGACTCTGCAAATAACTGGGTTGTAAGTAACCCTAAGACTGTGGGAGCCTTCATTAATGGTTCTGCTGATTCAGTTGTTAAACGTAAACAAGGTTTCACTGATGCTGAAATTGCTCAAGAACGAGTAGTTAATGTTCTTGCTGATTTAAAGAACGAGTTCAACGGTGGTTACGAAAAAGGATTCAATCAAAGACTTTGGGATTTAATAAACTCAAAGACTTCTTCTTTAAACCCTAACCCTGTTACTTTAGATAAAGCATTTAAAGAATTAAACTTTGAAGAATACTTTGAAGCATCTCAAGATAATCTAATAACTGGACAATTTAAAACAAATATAAACTTTGCTGGTTCCGATGGCATATCTTCTTTTGGTAAAGTAAAAGAGTGGTTCTATGAAAGATTTGACCAACAAGTAACAGCATGGCATCGTGCCCCTGCACACACAGCAATGTACTTGGCTAAACGAGAAGTGTATCGTCAAGCAGAACAAGACTTTGCTACACAAATTTTAAAATCTGTAGGACCAAACCCATCAGATTCTGCTGTATTCTGGGCTAAAGAAGTAGCAAAGAAACGTTATACCGAAATTGCTAACCAAGAAGCAACAATGGAACTATTAAACTTTGTTGATAACCCTGCAATTCGAAGCCAATTAGCCTGGTCTGCACGTAACGTTGGACGTTTCTACCGTGCAACAGAAGACTTTATGAGACGTTTCTATCGTCTACGTAAACACACATTACCTGTTATTTACAGGATGCGTTTAGCAGCATTAGGTTTAGATGGCAGTGGTTTCATACACGAAGACGCTTCAGGTGGACGTTATGTAATCATGCCAATGGATAACTTCATATTCCAGGCTGTAAGTCCTGTAATGAATGTTCTTGCTGGCGGTGAAGCAGGATACAAACAACCATTATTTAACAACTTTAGTTTAAATCTAAACTTTGCTAACCCATCTTTATCACCTGACGCAGCAATGCCAACACTATCTGGACCTGTTGCTGGTGGTTCTGTTTGGTTATTCAAAACAATAGTAGGAAGTTTACCTACCCCTTATGGTGATGTTGTTGCTGACAAAGTTGACAACATTATGCTTGGCGAAATTGGTGACAACTTAACTTTCCGTAGAGCAGTAATACCTGTTTGGCTTGATAGAGCATACAGAGTTATCTCTTCAGATGACAAAGACAAACAAGAAGTAACTGCTGTTCATCAAGCAATTGCATACAATCAAGCCAATGGTATTGGTTTACCACCAGATGCAACTGCTGAAGATAAATACGAATACATGAAAAAGATTAGAATAACTGGACATAACGTTGTTGCTTTAAGAAACATTCTTGGTATGACACCAATACCTTTCGGTGTATCAACTAAAGAATCAAGAGATGTTCCAGATTATTTAAGAGAAGTTGGTATCACTGCTATACGTCAAGAGTTCTTTGACCTTTACGAGAACCTTGCTAAAGCACCAAACCCTAGACGTGATGACCTTTACGAAGAAGCACTAGTAGCATTTGTCGGACAAAATCCTAACAGACTTGTTTACACTGTTTCACGTAATGACAAAGTTAAAGAAATAGCATTCCAAAAAACTGATGCTGTTAAAGACTGGACTATTCGTAACCAAGACTTCATAAAGAAGTATGGCGATGTTGCTTTCTTGGCTGCACCAGATGTTGGTGATTTCAGTCCAGCAGCATATGCTTGGTTTGAAGCAGCAGAAATGATTAAGAGTAGAGACTTAGAATCTTTCCTTAACGAAGTTCAAGTTGCTGTTGATAGACAAAGATACTTTGATGCTGAAGATAAAGCCTTTGATGCTATTGCTAATGAACCTGATTACAGAAAACATCAATACATTAAAGATGCAACTGAACAGTATCGCAAGGCTTTGAGAATATCTAATCCTTTCTTAGACCGTGCTTTGCAACAAGGTGACTTTGGTATCTCTAAACAAGAAACAATGCTTAGAGATTTGAAAGCAATGTTGAATGACCCTAACTCACCTATTGATGATATGACTAGAAATAAGTTAATTGCTTCAACTGAAATAGTTGATGATTCAATGAACTATTTTAATTACAAAAATTCTATCAATGACCCTAATGCTGTTAGAGATAAAAAGATTTACAGAAACAATGCATTAACTGATTTAAAGAAACTATCTATCGGTGATGGTTCTTTAAG